TGTTAGGAAAAGAAACATTATTACAACCAGAACATGATACTGCGGATTTTGATACAGAGATAATGACAGAAAAATTGTTAGGAAAAGAAACATTATTACAACCAGAACATGATACTGCGGATTTTGATACAGAGATAATGACAGAAAAATTGTTAGGAAAAGAAACATTATTACAACCAGAACATGATACTATATTAGAAAATGAAAACATTACTGTGCTTCCAGATCAAGAAGAAGAACATATAGCATTAATAAAGAGCATTGAAGAAAATTCTCAATTAAGAACCATAAACGATTCTCGTAACATGGGACTGTCAGATGCGTATGAAAAAAGACACCAAATGCGTGGCGGTGGTGGAAATGTACAATTAAATAAACAAAACCCAAAACAAGTAGCAGGTTCTGGAGTAGGATCTCCTTCTTATACAAAATCTCCACCCCCACCAAGAAAACAAAAACAACGACAACTGGATGAATTATCATCATATAATAAATATCCAAAATGGCGATACAGGTTGGGATAAAGAAAAAGAGTCCCGAAGGACTCTCTTTCATCGCATAAGAGAAAACAGATAATTATTATTCGTTCGCTAGTTTTTCAAAATACGAAAGAGCATCGGTATCTTCATTAGAAGAAGTGTTATCCGATTCTGTAGTGTTTGAATCTTCGATAGTTTCTGCTGTTGACACACTATCAGAAACAGTTTGGCGAATATCAGCACCCAAAACAGTATCTCGTTTTGTCTTCAAATCATCATATGACTTGAAATTCGAAACATTTGTAAATTCCAAAAGAGAATACTGATTTTTCCAAAGTTCTTCCAATTTATCATCATCACCATCAAGTAATGCAGAAGTAGATTCAAATTCACTTTTGTCATAATTGATGAAACCCGCAACCTTACGAACCTTCAACTTGAAATTTGCACCATTCCAAAAATCGAACGGGTTGATTGCGTCTTCATCTTCAAACTCAGGATTCATAGATTCATTAATCTTATCAAAAATTCTTTTTCCGTACTTATACAGAAAAGTCTTACCTTCGTTTTGAGGATTAGCAGGATCACTCACAATAAGAATATTCGAAACATAATGCATTCGACGCTTACGATTACGAGCAATATCCTTATCCTTTTCTACACCACTATTCCAAAGTTCACTGTTGCTTTCACAGACCGGACACTTTTGTCCAAGAGTTGTTGGGCAATTTTCAATAAACCATCCACCCTTACCTTGAAAACCGTGTGAATAATATTTCGCAAATGGCAAATCTTCACCCTCTGGTGCAGGAAGGAATCTAATAACAGCATATCCATTACTAGACTTATCCAATTCTGGCCGCCAGAAACGATCATCTGTATAAGATTCTTTCTTATTTGTTTCTTCAATTTTTTTGGTTAGTTCATCAATACTTGATTGTGAACGCTTCTTAAAATCAGCAAATGACATATTATGTCTCCTTTTATTTCACGGAACTACCGTGTTCTGATACTCGATAGGGTACTCCCCTACCACAACTTTATATGTATATAATACTATCAAACTAAAAACAGTCAACTATTAAATTGGAAGTTTTGAGTTTTTCTTTTTAAGAATATTGATATCTATTCCTTCAATTGCCACCTTTTCGATAATAGGCTTTGTTAAAAACTTTGCTGCAATTTGTGGCTCAATACCATATTTTTCACACATAGTCAAAATAGCATCAATATAAGTACCGCCCCTATTTTCTACATATTTTTCCACATCTTTGACAAAATTATTTTGCATATCTTTATCAATCAACATAATTATAATCCTCCTGTCGTTATCGGTATTATTTGCTATATATAATATAACCCAATAACGAATTAATTCAAATAAAATTTTGGAGTTTTATAAAAATGGCTGACATTACATCAAACATTACTATTGACATTACTGGCAATACTGCAAGTATGAGTACAGATTACGGAACAGACGGTAGTGGATTTACCGCATCTCATGTTTCTATGTCAAAAGTAGTTTGGGGAGATACTACACAAAGTAAAAGAGTAACCCTTACAGACCCCCTACCAATCCAATGGGCAGGTCAAACAGGACCAGTAACTGTGGGAGGTACTATCGCTGGTACTACAAGTGGTTCTTTCCCAATTAGAAATTATGGACAAGACGGATCTGGAGCATCTGCTGATTTACATTATCTTGCAGTATCAGGAAATACATCAGGAACTCTTGCTATAGGAATAACAGGAACAGTTGAGGGCATAGTAGACGGTACTCCGTTAACTATTACTGGTGACACAAGAATTACAGGATCGTTACATGCCTCTAGAGGATTAGGAATACAAGGAACAAGTGCAGGAACAACAGCGTCAGTAAATGGTGAAGTATATCCAGGATATGGATTTGGTGTTCCAATTGCAACAACGGGTGGTAGAAGATTACACTCGGATGTTGATAGCGTTCAAGTATCAGGGACAATCAATTCGACGGGTGGTAGACAATTAGCCCCAGCAACAGACTCTGTTGCAGTATATGGATATGACCAAGGAAAATCGGTTCATACAATACTTCGGGCAAGTAATGACGGAAACACAGCAGGATTCTCTGGTGATGCATTAAAAGTTGCAGTAACTAACGGCAATTTCACTATAACTGCAAATGTTTCTGCTATAACAGGTGTTACAAATTCTACCGAACCACCATTAAGAATTCAGGGTGCTACTGCATCTGCTCAAGCAGACCCAGTAATTGTTCGTGGCGAAAATGATGGAGCATTGGAAATTACTGCTACATCTGCATTAAATACAACAGTCTCTAATACTGTGGCAATTAATGATAGTGATATTCTTGATTATTTGGGTAAAGATTTAACAAAACCGATCATAAATAAAATTACCGAAATATCAGAGGATACAGATCAACTTAGTAATATTAGAAACGATCTTACTTCTGGTAGAATAAAAGCAACCATTTCAGAAATTATTAAACCAAGTAATTTAAGATCTGGTAACAAAACTGTAACAACCATAGCAGCACAATTAAATACTAATTTAGAAATGAAAAGTGGTGTTACCGTTAAATCCTCTCCTAATAGTACAGAAAATGTATTAATAGGAAATTTAAGTCTTGTAAACAACACAAATGCTGGTTATTTATTAGAACCCGGGGAATCCATTTTCATCGAAATCAATAACTTAAATAAGGTTTATATAAAACTTGCACGAACAGGTGGACAACAAGTTGGTAGTGCTACTGTTTATTACATCGGGACTTAATAATGTCATTTAGTTCTTCACGACGAACGAATAAAAAAGAATCTATATATCGTGAAATATCTAGTGATAGATTTATTGCTATTCGCACAATTAACGAAATTGAAGATATAATCGACACTTCTGAATCATATATGACAGATCCCATTGTTATATTTAATAATGACAACACTAAAGTTCTTTTTTATTATAATACCAAAGATAAAAACGAAATTGAAGAAATGGAAACATTGTTTAAAAGAACAGTGAAAAAAGGAAGCACAATAACTTTATCTGACGCTTTTTACTTAGATGAATCGTCTGGGGATGATACTACTTATGATTTAAGCGGCACCTATAAGTTTGAATCATACGATTCAAACACAAAAACAATAATTGCTGTTCCTATAAGTATAAATAATCAAAGTAATAATTATTTAACTTATCATTCTAAATATTGGTTAGGTTCTTTGTTGTGGACAACTGCCGACTCAATTACCACAAGAACAACATCATACGAAATTGTCAATTTTATAGGAAGTGGTGATCATACATTTTATTCTATATTTGGGAAAATATTACCCAATGATAAAATAGAAATAAGAGGTATTGGAAATTATACTGTTGAAAATTTTTCGATTGATAAGGATGAGGGTTGGGAAAGAATTAAAGTAAAAGAAGAAATTCCCGAAAAAGATTTATTGGGGGAACAAACATTTATTAGAATTCTTCGTTCCGATTTAAACCAACCAAAGAAACCAGCATTTTCTAATGATATTATATCAGAATATCAATTACCAGCACCAGAATTAAATAATTCTGTTGTTGCAACACCAGACTTAAACGAAAGAAAAAGTTCTTCGCCAATTTCAAGAAATAGACCACCACTAATAAAAAGAGTATAAATCCCTTCTATGATCAGGAAATTTATATTCATCCCTAATGATTGGGTAAATTAATCACCCAAAAATGTTCCAGAATCTGGTTCAACTTCATATAACATTTTAGATACTGCACTAGTAGAATGCCATTCTATTGAACCATCTTCAAATTGAATTTTTACTGATTCTGTAGTTCCGTCTTCTGTACTATCTGCCGCATCAACGACTTTTCCCATTTTCTTACTGTTACGATGAACCACCGATTCGCCAAGATTATATGTTTCGTTCATTGTTGTTCTCCTTAAAACAAACTAAACCACCATTAGTAGTATACCAAATATTATCAAAAATAGCAACACACCACGGTAAACATTTATTACAAGGTTTACTCATTCGCATATCTCCAAACCTATTAAATCGAAAATTTATCAATTTGAGATTGTTTTTCGTTCCTTTATATTTAAGAAGCGCATCCAATTCCGAATGTACTTCATCGAAAAAATAGCCATACTTTTTGGCTAATGGGTGTGTTTTGAAATTGTTTGTACCCACGGAAACTATTTTATTCTTTTTAAGAATGATAGAAACATGTTTATTTGGTCTAGGAATATCCAAAGAAACGGGTAATGCAGTTTCTATAAGTTTTGAAATTTTAGACGATTTCATAAATTAATACCGAGAACGGGACTCGAACCCGTAAGTCCTAATCGGACGGCAGATTTTAAGTCTGCTGCGTTTGCCAATTTCGCCACCTCGGCATGTGCCTTGGTGCTTATTATTTACTAAATGGAACACCAGAAAGAATCCAACTACCGATATTGCTTCTTTTAGCATTCATTCTTCTTTCTGTGGTTTTATTTTTTTGTCTTGCTTTTCTTTTATGATGCTTTCGTTTCACATCAATCTGTTTGCTGTTCGGCATCATCATCTCCATATACGCCCAAGTCATACTCTTCTTCAATATTTTCACTATCATCAATTTCTTCAACACCTTCATTTTCAATTAAGTGTTTTGCCCAATGTCCGTAAAATCCATTTGGTTCATTTCTTTTTTCTGTCATTTTATTAATCTTTCTTGAATACAAATCCTTTACCCGGTCTTGCCATATACGATGCGAATTCTTCACCTTCTGGCGGATCTCTATGAAAACTTCCAACTGACACTCGTTTTCCTTTTCCCGGCCACCCACCTTTCTTTAATCCATGCAATGCAGAGCCTCTTTTCTTGGAAGTAAGCGCAACACTATCTTGATTATATCTTTTGCCAAGTGCCTTCGCAAGTCCTTTTAACACAGTATGATGTTTTTTTCCTTGACCTTTCGCGTCAATTTTTAATGACTTTTCTGTTACTTGTCGTTTTTTGCCTGTTTCTGGATCATGTTCAACATATCTGCCAGTTATTTCAACATATCCGTGACCGCTTTTATTAACTTGGCTTTTTAAATCTTTATGTCGTTTATTGTTTTCTTCTTGAGATAAATCGCCACGATGTGCAGAAACCATGGCAGAACTCAATCCAGATTCGTGTTTTACTTCCTGACGATAGGAAGATTTCTTGGATGCTTCTTGTAATTCTTGTTGGAGTTGAGTAAATGTTTTCATAAGATTATATATAATAAAACACCCCTGGCAGGATTCGAACCTGCGACTGATGGATTAGAAATCCATTACTCTGTCCTCTGAGTTACAGGGGCAAGAGAAAATCATCTAATTCTCTTTCCGTTGCCCCTTTTAGAAGTTCTTGCAGCAACATTACCTTTCTTTTTTTTGGTATTCCGTGGACTACCAACTTTAATCATATTATGAATATGTATATCTTGTTGTGCAGTTTGTTTAGCCATATTTTTAATCCGTTAATTTCAAACTAGGCAAAGGTGCGCCCTGAATTCCACCAGCAGACGGAACAACCAAACCAGAACCAAATGCTTGTTCATATTGTTGTTTCATTTCTTCCATTGGATCAACAACAAAGACAACAAACTTTGATAGAATTTCAATTCCGTCATCAATATCAGCATAAGGAAGCCATTGACCAAATGCCAATTGATCCTTTCCTGCTGGAATAAGAATAGCAGGTTTCTTAAGGATGTAACTTATATTATCAATTTGTTCTGTTTTTGCAATTAATTCTTCACCGGATGTTAATCTAACAATTTTCACTTCTGACATTTCTTTTTCTTCCTTTTATTGTTTTTCTTTTTATTGCCGAAAGCCTTTTCCCAATTCTCATCATATTTTTTTTGATCAACTGGACGATATTTGCTTCCTTTACCTGCCTGTCCTTTAACCATACTATCATTCGTTACATTCTGCGGATTCACCAGGCAAAGATTGAATCCAACTATTTGCTGCAATTATATCATTCAACATTTCTTCACAATCACATCTTTCGATGGGAGTGCATAACAAATCGCAAGATTCATATTGTAATTTTGCTTTCAATCCACGAATCACTTGTTCATTAGGTTCCATAATTTTCTCCTTCTAAGTAACCATAATTATATACTATGTATGCTAATATTTCAATAAAAAAAGAGTAGGTTTTCGTAGTTGTTTGGTGCTTGGGGGACACAACTACTACACACCTACTCTTTTTGTTCGTTCCCACCGCGAAGCCTGACGGTGCAAAGGCGGTGAAGTGTCTTACCACTCTTATCCTCACCCAAGTCCCTGAGTGAGGCTACGGAGGCTTCTGATCCATACGCTTACGCGAATTCCGCAAGAACGAGATGTTCAATGCCTGGGAAGGAATAACCACACCTTCAACTTTCGGGGTCAACTGGTTTGTTAATAACCCTACTCGTACCACCACTGTATTAGTTAAATACTGCTTCACTCATTCGAGCATCCGCACCCCACCACAGGGAGTTAGTATACCTTAGTCCGCATGACGAAAACTTGTTCAGTCACCAGGCTGTGCAGGTGATCAAACCCTGCACTTATTATTTAGTTTTCAAAAACCTTTGGATGGGGTTTCCCCCACCCAAAGAGCAAACACAAGGAATCATACGATTCCAGCACGGATGGCGAACGGGTTATCAGTATAACCGTGGAATTCCATCCCATAACGAGACAATCCAGTTGCCGACTCGTCACAAGTAACTTCCCAGTTACCATAAGTCTCAACCTGATTCTTAATGCTACTAATGGTAGCACGAATATTACCAACACCAAACTTGCTGTTAGCCTGCTTTGCAGTAAGTGTATTACCCTTTGCAAGGTAATCCATAACTCGACGCTTCTTACTCAATGTTGCCATATGACAAACTCCTAATCAAATGTGGCACTTAACTAAATTTAAGGTAGGGATACTTGCCACTCCGCATCCGTTCCTTCATTCTTATACTGTAGTATACTTTGCCACTTAGTGATAGTCAATTCTTTTTTTGAACGAATTCGTAGATTTTTTCTGCTTCGTTGCGAATGGCTTCTGTAGTAGGGAAAACTGGCCGTTCTGCAACAGGACATTCGCCAGTTGCTTGTTCATCAA